TCGCTGACGGAGTCGTGCTGACGACTGACTACGCAGTGGTGGTCAAAACTTCTGACTTTTCAAGTGTCACAAACGGAAGTGCGATGACCGTTGACGGAGTCGCTTACACTGTGCGTGAGCCAATGCTGCTTGATGACGGCAAAATAATGCGTGTGATGTTGATGAAGGACTAAGGCGTGACCACTAAGCGCGAAAACATCCTGGCCGCAATCAGGACTGCTCTGACAAACACCACTGGTGTAAGCACCAGGATCTATCGCACTCGTGTTGATCCGATTGCAAGGGCAGAGTCACCAGCAATCATCATCCAGCCGATTAGGGATGTTTGCGTGCAAACGACCAGTTTGCCGAAGTTGGATTGGACGATGACAGTGAGGATCACTGTGATCGAAAGAGCGGATATCCCTGACCAGGCGGCAGATGACACTGTTGAGTCGTTGCACAGCAAGCTTATGGCTGACTTAACGCTTGGCGGTTACGCCCATGATGTTGTGCCTGTACGGACTGAGTTCGAGTTCATCGAGGCAGACAAACCATCAGGTCTAATTAGTTGCGAGTACGAGATTCGGTATCGCACAGATGTTGACGATTTAACGCAGTAAGCAGTTAGAGCTACGCTAAACCTAACCACCCTCTCCACTTACCATGTTGGATGAACACAGTGGTCACGGCGGGAGTTACCTCCTTGATCCTGAAACAGGCGTGCGTACTCTGATCGAGCGGACGCTTCCACCACAACCATCAAAGGAAAGTTCCGATGGCACTGCTACTACGCAAACGCCTGATCGTGATCGAGACGGAGTCGAGTTACGGGACGGATCCGACTCCGGACGGAGCCGACGCGGTACTCGTAAGGGATCTGAGCATCACTCCTCAAAGCAGTGATGTTGTTAGCCGCGACCTGATTCGACCCTTTCTTGGCGCTTCTCAGCAACTGCTGGCAAACACTCGCGTTGAGTGTACTTTCAGTGTTGAACTTGCCGGCTCTGGAGCTGCAGGTACTGCACCTCAGTACGGCAAAGCACTGAAGGCATGTGGCCTTGCCGAGACTGTTGTCGCCAACACCTCGGTCACCTACGACCCGGTTAGCGCCAGCTTCTCTTCAGTCACCATTCACTACATGATTGATGGCGTCCGTCACAAGATGACTGGCTGCCGTGGCAATGTCGCGCTGACTGCAAATGTCGGTGAGATTCCTACGTTGGACTTCACATTCACCGGCATCTACAACGCGCCAGATGACACAGCCCTCCTGACTCCAACCTATGCGAACCAGGATGATCCGTTGCTCTTCAAGAATGGCAACACCACTAGCTTTGAGCTGCTCTCTTATGCGGGCGCACTGCAGAGCTTCTCCTTTGACCTAGGCAACAGCACCACTTATCGCGAGCTGGTTGGTGGTTCAAAAGAAGTGCTGATCACTGATCGTGCAGCTTCTGGCTCTGTCTCTATCGAGGCAGTTGCTTTGGGAACTAAGGATTACTTTGCATCTGCTGTTGATGACGATGCTGCCTTGGGCAACCTGCAGTTCACTCATGGCACAGTTGCTGGCAACAAAGTCCAATTCACCTCTAGCAAGGTGGATATTGGTGATGTGGCTTACGGCGATTCTGATGGCATTGCGATGCTTGAGATCCCGTTCACCTGCGTGCCGGATGCAGCAGCTAATGCTGAGTTTGACTTGATCTACACTTGATCGCCCCTATTGGGTGGGGGTTCTCCTCACAGAAGGGAGCCTTTGCGGGCTCCCTTTTTTTGTGTATGCTGAGCCAGCTTATTTGATTTATCTGATGGCTTTTGTTCGTAAGAAGGTAAAAACCTTCAAGTGGCCTGTTGAAGTGCAAGAGCCCAGCGATAAAAAGCCAGGCAAGTTTGAAAAATCAGAGTTCACGGCGATCTTCAAGCGAGTGAAGATGTCTGAGCTTGAGGGTGTTTCTGAGTCAGAGGGCGTTTCGCTGCTCAAGAAAGTCCTTGTTGGCTGGGAAGGCATCAAGGACGAGGACGGTGACGAGATTGAGTTCTCTGAGGCCGAGCTTGATGATTTTGCTGATGACGTGGATTGGCTGAAGGCAGTACTGTCTGCCTACACCAACACCTACGGCGAGGCTCAGTCGGGAAACTAAAAGACGCTGCTGTCTATTGGGCTTCTGGCGGTAAGCGCATCGAGGATAAAACCAAAGATGACGCTGCCGCTTTTGGCATCACCCTGCCTGAGCCCAAGGAGAAAGAGTCAGACGACTTTGAGGTCTGGGACGAAAACTGGGACATTGTGATGATGTTCCTGCGTATGCAGACCCAATGGACAGTCAGCATGGCGGGATACGTTGGCTTGAAGTATGAAGTGCTGCTGGTTTCCGGGGGCCTTTTTGACCTTTATGATGTGGAGAACCGTCGTGAAGTGCTAGAGGGTCTCCGCATTATGGAATCCGCTGCACTGACCGAATTCAGCAAGAAGGCAGATGGCTAAGACTGTTGGCGACCTTCTTATCAAGCTGGGCGTTGACGGCATTGAGGGCGTAAACGTCCTCAAAAGCTCGCTGACCGCTCTTGGGAAAGCTGCTGGGCCGACTGATAAAAATATACGCAAGATAAGAACCGAGATCCTTGAGTTTGCGAACGCTGGGCAAAAAAGTACTCAAGCGATTCGTGGAGTAATCGAATCATTCAAAGGTTTACAGGCTCAGGCAAGTATTGGCAGTGGCGTTTTCAAACAGCTGGCTGCAGATATTGAAGGGCTGGAGAATGCTCTTGAGTCAATAAAGCCAGATGCTCAAAAGGCAGCTGAGGCCATGGACAGGCTTCAGAAAATAGGATTCCCGAGCAGAGTTCCGGACGCCTTTGAGAAAAACATGAAGGAGAGGAGGAGGCAACTCCAGGGCCTCCGAGTCGACTCAGAAGAGTACTTGAACACTCTTGTTGGTATAAGAAATTTCGAGGCTCAGCAAGCCGCTCGCGTGGCGCGTTCAGAAGTTTCTGCGGCAGCAAGGGTTGCGAGAACTGGGATGCCAAGCAGTATTGTTCAGGCAGAGCAGCCAGCAACTCTTGCAGCTTTACGTTTGAGAATAGGCGAAGTTCAGAATGAGATTGAAAACTTAGACTTCACAACTCAAGACTACAGAGACGCCAATAAAGAGCTTATTGAGCTACAGAAGTCTTTAAGCCAAGCGTTGAATGGAACTTCTTCTTCGTTTGACAAGGTTGCAGAAGCTCAAGCAAGAGCAACTCGTCGTGCTGAAAAACTCGCTGGCATTCAAGCAGCCCAGGCAGGCGCTCCAGGCACTAGAGATCCTCGTACTGGCGCAATGATTGCAGGAGGTTCAGCAAGAGTCTCTTTAGCGCAGCAACCTGTACGTCAGATAAGTGGTCTTTACCAAAGCATTGGCGATATCGGTATGGCTGGAATCAGCGCCGATATTGATCGTATGGGCAAAAGTGTCAAAGAAGTTACTCGCGACATCAAGGCTGCAACCGCTGCATCAAATGGCAGCGCTAACAGCTTGCAAGCACAGCGAAGTGCCCTGACACAGTTGCGTGCTGGCCTTGATCCCACAAGCCGAGACTTTAGAGAACTTGCCAAAGAGATAGACAAGGTTGACCGCAAGCTCAGCAAGCTTGGCAATAAGCGTTTCAGCCTCAAAGGAGCGGCACAAACTGTTGGCGCTGTTGCGTCTGCAGGTATTTTTGGCGGCGCTCCAGGCGCAGCAGGTGCATTGCTTGGTGCTCCATTCGGTCCTGGAGGGGCAGTTATTGGTGGTGGCATTGGCACTAGCGCTGGAGTTGCGGCCCAACAAATTAGTGGATTCACTAATTACGCAGCGTCAATTCGATTGGCTGAAAAGGCCATGGCGAGAATTATTGAACAAGAGAATGATCGAGTCGAGACCGCTCGAAGGCTTGCTATTGCAAACGAAACTATTGAATATGCAATCAACAGGTTGAACGTAGAACGCGAGGATGCCACTGTTGGCATGACTCGCTTGAGCGCCGCTGTTTTAGGCGCTGGAGGAAATATTGAGACTGCTGCTATTGCTTTCCTCGGAACCACAAAAGCGATTAAGGCTACAAAAGGATCTGCAGAAGATGTAAGAGGAGGATTGACTGCCTTGGTGCAGATGTTCTCCAAGGGTAAAATTTCAGCCGAAGAGCTTTCTGGACAGCTCGGCGAGCGTTTCCCAGCAGCCGTTACAGCTTTTGCTGATGCTAATGACATCAGCACGCAAGAGTTGCAGCAGATGTTGAAGAACGGAGAGGTCGGCCTTGATCGATTGGCAAAGTTCTTGGTGTTCATCACCAAGAAGTACAGCGATGGGGCATTGGAAATGGCCTCTAGCGCTGAAGAATCTGGAGAACGCCAGAAGCGTGCGTTCGACGAGGTAAGGAGAGAGCTTGGCAATCAATTAATTGATGTTGGCGCAAAACTGCAAGAAGGTATTGCTGATTCTTTGGCTCAGCTGACACCAGTCATCGTCAGCGTGGCGAGGGCTGTAGCAGGGGCTGTTGAACTTATTATTAACGGAATAGTCCTTGTTATTAAAAACTTCCGCAACCTGATTGACACGGTATTGATCTTATCCGGTGGTGCTGTTTTAGGAGCGTTGCTTACAACGTTGGCCAAGGTTGGCACTGCAATGGGCGCAAAAGGCTTTGCGTTCTCTGTCGCATTGCTAGCGAGGTTTATTAGATTCAAGTTGATGACAGCAATTAGTGGCTTGATTCTTAAGCTCAGAGCATTGGCTATAACAATGGCAAGGAATCCTATTACTTTGCTGGCTCTGGGCATCACTGCTCTAGGCGTATCAATGTTTAGAGCAAGTCAGCAACACAAAAACTTTATCGATGACATCACCAGCGGAGTGATGTCTCTAGAGGATGCTGGTAAGCGGGTCGATAAATATAAGAAGCGTCTTGAAACTTTAAATAAAATTCAAGCAATCATCCAAGAGGATCCAACCGCCGCGCGTGGGCTGCAAGAGTCCCTCACAGGCCCTCGCCCCCTAAGGCTCACTGGAATGGCTGGGCGAGTTCAACAGCTTGCAAGTGGACTGCAGGATCCAAGTTTGCCTGCAATTTCAGTAGGTACGCCTCAAGCATTGGCGGAAGCTCGGGCAATAACTTCAACTCAAATCTCTGGCATTACTGCTGCAATGGCTGGTCGTGCCCCTACTGAGCAGGGACCAAATATTGAACAGCTGCTAAAAAACATGTTTGCTCCTTCTCTTCAAGGAGGAGGAGATGGAGATGGCGACAAAGATATTACCGACGCGCAGCTTAAAACCAGGATTGCAGGGCTAAGAGAAGCGGTCACATTTAGAGAACTTGAGGCAAAGTTCTTTAATGACATCAAGACAATCCAAGCAGATCAGATCGAGGGCAACAAGAAAATTCTGGCCTTTCACGAGGCTGGGGTTGAGTATGCACGCGCACGGACTCAGCTTGAAGAGGAGTTGCTTGATTTAGAGCAAGAGATGGCAGTGCTTGTTAAGCAGGCAGAGCTTGATCTTGGCCTAATCACAGAAGAGCAGTTCAGGCAATTTGAAATTGAGCAAGAAATGGTTGCTCTAAAAGAGAAGTTCAACGCCTTACTGGTTAACGAGAAGCTTACTCAAGAACAGATTGATGCAATCCTAGAAAAGATTAGGAAAGGTCTTAAGGCTGCAGGCGAGGATAAAACTTTTAGGGAAGGATTTATTGAGGGCTTGGAAGAAATGATGGATGTGGTGCCCAAGCTCACTGATGTGGCTGTTAATGCTGTGGCAGGTCTTGGTGATGCCATTCACCAGATGGTTACTACTGGCAAAGCTGACTTCAAGGAGCTTGCAGCTTCAGTCTTGTCTGATATCAGCAGAATCATGATTCAGGCAGCTCTTGCTGGTGCAATCAAGAAGATGCTTGGATCTGCAAACGGCAATGTCATTCAAGGTGGTCGGGTCAAGCCTTATGCACAGGGCGGTGTAGTTAGCGGGCCAACTGTTTTCCCAATGGCTGACGGCAATATTGGCCTTATGGGTGAGGCTGGAGCTGAGGCGATCATGCCGCTGAAGCGCGGACCTAGTGGCCGACTTGGGGTTGAGGTCACAAACCAAGGCAGCGCACGCGATGCAATGAATCGCTACTCACGTCGCAGTGCTGGTGGGGCAAGTGGTGGAATGGCTTCTGAGGATGAAGCGATTGCAGCAGTGCAAGGTTCATCGGCTGCAATTGATGTCCGTTACAGCGTTGAGCGGATCAACAACGTTGATTATGTGACTGCCGATCAGTTCCAGCAGGGTCTGCAGCAAGCTGCTGCACAAGGCGCTCAAAGAGGAGAGCAGCAAACCCTGCGTAGGCTTCAGATGAGCAGCAGCACTCGCAGGAGAATTGGCGTATGACGACTTTTTCTGTAGGCAACTTTATGCGCTTTACGCCGCCATCTGCGGTGCGAACTGGCGTGGGCGATTACTACGGATCTATTGAGTACGCCTTTCAGAACTTTTTTATTGGCAAGGTCATTTCTTACGACTCAGTCGATCATGACTTCAGGCCCTTTGGCTTTAGCGGAGCGACGATCAACAAGAACGGCGATGGGATGGATGCCAACTTGGTGTTTCCAAATAATGCTCTGACCAGGGACTGGGCAGACAAGGCTGTAAAGCAGCGCTGGCTAGCTCGTGTTGATGTGGTTTCAGTCGACCCAGACTCCACCACAGTCACCACCAGCACTCGCGTGCATGTGTATCACGGTCAAGTCACTGGTGGAAAGTGGGATGCGACAGCGTTGACTTTGCAGCTCGGCAGCGTGCTCGATGCAGTTGGTGCTGACGTTCCTCGCCGCAACCTGACTCAAAGACTTGTTGGCCGCCTGCCTGCAACTAGCAATGTACGACTGCGGTGATCTTGTCGGCAGGCCATATCGGCTAGGAGCTGATGGCAGCGGCAAAGAGATTGACTGCATTCATCTTTGCTATGTCGCCTTGGAGCGCATGGGCATCAAAGCACCTGCTTTCAAGCAGTCTTGGTACACGGATAGCAAGTGGTCAATCTGCCGTGACTTGATGTCGTGGGGTTTTCGCGTAAAAACAGCTGAGTATGATGGGGACATTCTGCTGCTGCCGCAGCAATCTTGGGCATTCGCAGTCACATGGCAGAACGGAGTCCTCTATATCAACAGGCAA